TCTTTAACTGCCGGTGCGGTATTTGTGGCCACAGCGGTCAATATTGGATTGGCCTATGGTGCTAACAGAATAATCAATGGTAATCCCAGAGATCAGCGTGGTGCCAATGTCAATCAAGGCACTCGTGTTCAATTAGCACCAGCAACCGATAGTAAAATTCCAGTAATCTATGGCACAGCCCATCAAATGGGATTGCTGACTGACGCTCAAATCAGCAACAGCAACAAGACAATGACCTATGTGTTGGTGCTAAGTGAATATGTGGCCGATGGCAATTGGTCAGTGGGCAATATCTATTGGAATGATCAGTTACTGACATTTAAGGCAGATGGTTATACCGTTCTCAAAGGCACAGCCAATGGTGAAGACAATACCAAGTTAGATGGATTAGTTAGAGTATGGGTATGGGCCGGTGGATCAGGAGCAGCACATCAAATACACGGTCCATCAACTCCAGTCAATGCCTATAATATTATACCGGGTGCCACCAGTGATTATCGAATGAGTGATTTGGTATTTGCTGTGGTTCAGTTGGATTATAAAAGCGAAAATGGTGTAACAGGATTACCTGGTATGACATTTGAAATAACCAATGATCTCAATAATCCTGGTGATGTTTGGGTTGATTATCTTACCAATACCAGATACGGTGCTGGCATTCCAATCACCGAAATTAACACCTCCAGTGCCGCAAGATTGGCTGATTTAAGTGATACCATACCCGCCAATCAGAGAGAACCTTGGCCTTATTCAACCAGCACCACTACCACCAGCAGTTTCCAAGTTCGTTATAGTATTAATGGCATATTCAACACAGGCGAAAGTGTCAAGAATAACTTAGACAAAATAGATATTGCCAGTAGCAGTTGGACCACATATAATTATCAGTTGGGACAATGGAGCACTATTCCCAACTATACCGTAGATAGTGGCACATTAGCCACTGCTTTTCAATTCACAGATGACAATATCATAGGTGATATCAATGTTACTGCCACCAACTTAGAAGATTTATATAATAGTATCGAAGTAGGATTTGCGGATAGAAATAATCGTGATCAAACCAGTTATTATACCAGTTCAACCAGTTTAACACTGCGTAATGATTTAGAACCAGACAATCAACTGCGTCTCAACACCGATATGTGTAATAACGCACTACACGCTGGGCGTATTGGTCAAATCGAACTGCGTCAAAGTCGTGTGGATTTACTAATCAACTTCACTGCCGATTATAGTGCCCTCAGTGTTGCTGCCGGTGATGTGGTTAAAATAACCAATAGTGTCTATGGATTTAATAACGCACTATTCCGTGTGACTCGTGTTCAAGAAGTAGAAAGCGACGATGGTATGATTGTGGCTGGTATTACAGCATTACAATACGATTCTGCGGTATATGCCGATACTGATTTGGCTAATTATAACACACCAACTATTACCAATATTCCATTATATGGTAGCAGCACTGCCTTGGCAGCACCCAGCAAACCCACGGTGACTAATGATCCCGGTAATATTCAATTTATAGTATCAACAACCATTAATCCCAACAACTATCCTGTTAATAGAGTAGGATTTTATTATTCAACAACCAGCACAGGCGATTTTTCAGCACTTAGTCTCACGGTCAGTCCATATAATCCCGGTGATACTGTAACTAGTGCTGTGCCATATTATACATTACCTAATGGCAATTATTATTTCAAGACTCGGGTTGGTTCAGGAACACTGCTCAGCGATTACAGCCCAGTCAGTGATGTATTATCATTTGGTGGCAGTAATATCAGTGCCGATTATGTATTCAATGCTCTCAATACTGACAATATTCAAATCAATAACAGCCCACCACTTCAAGGACTGCGTTGGTTGGCATCAGTTACTACCAGCACAGGATTTGGTAATTATGGAGCATTAGAAGGCGATAATGGATTACTATGGGACGCTGACAATAATAGACTATATGTCGGCGGTAATATAGTGACAACCGGGACTGATTATATTATCATTACAGACCCATAATTTAGATTTTGTGTAAATACTGATAACTTGGCAATGCCTCAGTATTGTTATTTTACTACTCATAGGAGACTCAAATGGCAGGAATATTAACCGTTGGACAATGGCTGGGCGGTCCAGATAATGTAAAAGTTGAATCTACCTTTCCCAGTAGTAGTAAAACTTACACATACAACTTCGCTCAAAATATTACAGATTGGACATTTAAGTTAGATGCTCAAACCGTTATAGTCGATTCTATTGCTTATGATAGAACAGGAGAACCTAATTTTGCCAGTAGCAAAGTAGTTGGATTTTTCACCTATACCGTAGTAACAACCAGCACCAATATCAAAGTATTGAATACAGCCAGTGGTATTGTCAATGTAACACATCCGCCTGGACTATATTCAGCCGGCATAATCCCAGATGCTCGTGCTAATGTCCCACTTCAAGTTATGGGATTTACATGGACGGTTCCAGCCAATGTTGCCAGTCCAGCACAAACCAATACACATCGAATGGCAAAAATATTAGCCTGGGAACCACAAGTTCCGCCAACTGATCCTACCTTGGATGCCGGTTATACCAGCATAGTCTAATATGATCGAAGTCAATATTACTGCTACCGATTTTATAGTCGAAAGCAGCAGCACGGTTGAAAATTATACGATCACTGCGACCAATATAATCTTCACCATAACCAATACGGTTAGTCCTACCATAACGGTCAATAGCAGTGGAACAAATATTACCATCGATACCAATGGTTATCCATATGGATTATTTGATCGTGTTCAGGCCACCACTGGCACATTTGTAGATCTTACTGCGACCAATCTAACGGTAGCCGGCAAAATCATATTTGGTTCAGGAGCCAGTCAAGGAGCATTTACTAATCAAGGATCATTTGTTAATAATGGTCCGGTGACTATTAATAATACACTAACGGTATATGGTAATGTGGTATTTGCCGGCACAGCCACAACCAGTTCCACGGTAAATGTCAGCACACTGGTAGCCGATAATTTTGTATTAAATGGATTGACATATCCACATAGTCGCGGTTATTATGGACAAGTATTAGCAACCAATGGCAGTGATTATGCCAACTGGACCAATTTAGGTGATTTAGTTTATTGGAGCCTCAATAATGAGTTATTGACCAACGAATATAATATTGTCAGTGGTATTGCTGCTAATGGAACGGCTCCTCAAATGACCATAGGCAATGGTAATACCGCAAGAGGATTTAGAAGTTCAATAACATTTGCGGCAACCAATAGTGGAACAGACACTGGGGTCATTACAATCAAAGGATCTCCAGTATTTCAAAATCAAATAAACACTGCGGCTTCTGGTATCAAATTCAGTGATGGTAGCGTAATAACCACAGGATATATCAGCACCAATAGTGGAGGTATTGTTCCTATTGCCACAACCACCGTATTAGGTGTCATTAGAGTTGGAGCAAATCTCACTATTACAGCAGATGGCATATTAAGTGCCAATAATACATTTTTCTTACCAGCGGCCAGTGCGTCTATTAGAGGCGGTATTAGAGTAGGTTCAGGATTAGTTATTGTAGATGGTGATGTGCTTACTGCTGATTACAGCACCGCTACCATTGGTATAATCAATCTAACCCAGGATGCCTACACCAGCAGTTATAGTTTCAGAAGAGCACCGGGAACAGCATACAAGTTATCGTTTCCAACTAATCAAGTCACATTAGGGGATACAGCAAGATATATCAGTATTACTGATCCATTTTTTGACATAGTTCATAGCAACACCATAACTCAAACTGCTTCGGTTATAAATCTCAATGCCAGAAGTGCTATAAATCTCAATAGCCCATATACTGAAGTTGGCACGGTCAGCACCAGCAGTGTATTACGAGTTCAAAAGATTTATAATCACGCCGGAACATATGCTCCCACTTTCCCAGCCGGTATTCAGTTTCCAGATAATAGTGTTCAGGTAACTGCTTGGCAAACATCGACTCTATATCAGCAATATTTGGATTTTCAAAATCCTTATGATCCTTAAAGGAATAATATAATGGCATTACAACTTCGTAGAACAACTCGTGATTTTATTTCAACTACCACATTTGAAAATGGCGAACCAGTATTTTCAACCGACACACACGAGTTATTTGTCGGTGATGGAGTTACACCTGGTGGATGGGTAATTGGTGGCAGCAGCGGTGATTACAGCACACTGACCAATCAAAAGTTATTCACCAGTAGCACGGTAGTATTTGCCACGGTATCTGCTACTTCTGGATCATTCAGTAATCTTCAAAGTGTCACTCATTTATATACAAATAATAGTTCGACCAGCACAAATGTTGGATTGACATTTAGTAATAGCAACGAAAATGATGTTGAAATACAACCCGTCAATAATGGCAATTTAATAATGGGTTATGATATATCAGCATATAGCAGCACTCGTTCAAGATTAAATTCATTATCAAATAGAATAGATTTAGAAACTTGGGATGGTCCTATAAATTTATTAGGATATGTTAAAGTTGGAGCCAATAAAGATATTTCTTGGCAATGGGGCGGTTATCCACTATTTTATGATATTGCCAGTATTAATGTAGATCGAGTTGGTTTGGCAGGTATTGGTAATCGTATGAATATCAATGCTCCAACTTATTTGACAATTAATCGCAATGGTTCGCCTCAAATTACTATTGACAATACCGGAACAAATTTTCCATCCGGCCTATCGGGAACCACTGGCACATTCACCAATATTGACATAACCAATAATGGCACATTTAATATAGTCAAAGTCAAAAATCAAATTGAGTTAGGTGATTCAACCGCAAATTATTCCAGATTGATAATGGTTTATAATACCTTAACACAGGGTATATCAATGACCAACTATCCAGGGTATGGTGGAGGCAGTAATAATAATGGTATTAATATTGGCAATTATACAGGTAATGGCGACAGCACCACAATATTAGGTCATCAAGGATTACAAGCAAGAAATGTATCTGATAGTATAGCCATTGGATATCGTGCTGGCAAAGGTCTCGCAAACAATAGTCAAAATAACAATACCATTATTGGCAATATTATTACTGATAATGTCACAGGTCAAAGTTCGATATCAATGACCAATACGCTGTTAATTGCGGCAGGACCAGATGGTGTAGATAATCAACGTATAAGAATTGGCACAGATAGAATTGTCCTTGGAAAGAATGCTTTTACTGCCACCATAGCCGCAAATAGCATCATTCTCAATGCCAGTAATAGCACATTAACTACACCAACTAGTGGATTATTTGTAAATCCTATTACTAATAATGCCAGCACACAAATATTATTTTATAATACTTCAACTAAAGAAATAACTTACAGCAATACTTCAACTACACAAGTTGGATATGCTGCTAATATATTAGGCAATGGTGTTGATAATGGATCATTATTATATCAAAGTGCCGCCAATACAACGGCATTTTTAGCACAAGGCACAGCAGGATGGTTAATGGTCAGTCAAGGAGCAGGAAGTCCTCCAGCATTTACTGGCACTGCCAGCATATATGTCAATAGTGCGGTCAATGCCAATAATATTCGTGGAGGTGATGCCAATAGAATAGTATATCAAACTGGTAGAGGTTCTACTGACTTCATAGGGACACCAACTACTGCTACAACTTATTTGGCTTGGACTGGTAGTGGATTTGCTTGGAACACTCTCCCTGCCTTTAATATCAGCACCATAACCAATCAAAAGTTATTCACCACTTCAAGTGTGACATTTGCCACACTGACCATAACCAATACCGCAACGGTTAGTCAGTTGGTGGCAACACATCGCAATACCACTGATGATGAGAATACACAACCCACTGCGGTGTTTGGTGATTTGGAAATATATAGTGAATATGCTACCGTTGGTGAAGTTTCGCGAGTGTATCTACAAAATACCGCCACATATGGCACGGTGATATTACGAAATACCCCTGATCCTGCGAATTCAGAATCAGATAATTTACTGGTTGATTGGAGCGGATTTGCGGCCACTCGTTATTCAACTTCCACTTACAGCACCGATTTTGCTTATGTCAGTAATGGAGTAGATAATTTTACGGTCAGAATTGGCAATACTCAAAGTGGCGAAAATATTCCATTTCAAGTAGATCGCACTTATGGTATAATAACCAATACCACACTGACCGTTGGCACATACATATTACCCACTGTAGATGGCACAGCCAATCAAGTTATCTACACTGATGGTGCTGGTCATTTAGGTTGGACTAATCAAGCACAGGGACCCAGTGGACCACAAGGTCCCCAAGGTAATAATGGGCCTCAAGGACCACAAGGACCAACTGGTAATACTGGGCCTCAAGGACCACAAGGGGTTACTGGACCACAAGGACCAACTGGTAATACTGGGCCTCAAGGACCAACTGGTAATACTGGACCACAAGGACCAACTGGACCACAAGGCATAACTGGTAATACTGGACCACAAGGACCACAAGGCGTTCAGGGCACAACTGGACCACAAGGACCAACTGGGCCACAAGGCATAACTGGTAATACTGGACCACAAGGACCAACTGGGCCACAAGGAGATATTGGTAATACTGGACCACAAGGACCAACTGGGCCACAAGGCATAACTGGTAATACTGGACCACAAGGACCACAAGGCGTTCAAGGCACAACTGGACCACAAGGACCAACTGGAGCCACTGGTAATCCATTTGGTGGCGGCGTATTCACTGACACTATTACCATTAAAGGTCTTAAAGAAACTCAATATTCGTGGGGATCAGTTGGTGCCGGAACCTATACTCCAGATGTCAGCAGTGGCACCGTTCAAACAATGACACTGACTGGTAATGTCACTATCAGTGCTTTAACCAATGCCACAACTGGCAGCAGTGTAAATCTTATTTTAACACAAGATGGCACTGGCAGTAGATTATTGACCAGCACTATGAAATTTGCTGGAGCCAGTAAGACACTATCAACAGCAGCCAGCAGCATAGATGTGATCACCATATATTATGATGGCACAAACTATTTGGCCAGTTTAGTTAAAGGATACGCATAATGTGGTTTGGATTAGGTAGAGCGAGCAACTATTTGGCTAATGCTGCCAGTGTCAGTGGCATTACGGCTGTGGGTGGCACAACCAGCACCATTGTGGTCAGTGGTATTACATATCAACAACATATTTTTAATGCGACTGGTCAATTTACCATTACCAATATTACTGGCACTGGATTGGCAGACATACTCGTAGTGGGTGGTGGAGGCGGTGGTGCGGCTGGTGTGGGTGGTGGTGCTTCTCACGCAGGAGGCGGTGGTGGAGGTGGAGGTGTTAGATTCATTACTTCAAACACAATGACCGTATCCAGTTATACCATAGTTATTGGAGCAGGTGGCGGAGCGGGAACTGGCGTCACTGGTATTGCTGGAAATACTTCCACTTTTGTTAATTCAGGATTTCCAGGTGGTGGTGGATTAAACAATGCTACCACAACACCAGGCACAGCAGGTAATCCTGTCACAGGAATTGGCGGTGGTGGCGGGCCATATTTAAGCGGTAATGCTGGACACGGTGGTGGTGGTAGTAGTAATTCAGGAACCATTGCCATAACCAATGTGGGAGGAAACGGAGGAACTGGAACACTGATAGCATTTACAGCCACAAGTGTTTATTATGGTGGTGGTGGTGGTGGTGGAAGAGGCACGGTTGGTGGCAGACCAGGATCAGGCGGGTTAGGTGGAGGCGGTGGCGGTGCGACCACCGGGACTACTACTGCTACAGCAGGAACCGTTAATTTAGGTGGAGGTGGTGGTGGCGGAATAAGGGCTGCTAGCGATGGTGGTCCTGGTGGTTCAGGCTACGCAGCAATTCGTTATACAATATAATATTATGGCACATTACGCAGAATTAGATCTCAACAATACCGTATTACGAGTAATCGTAATACCCAATGAAGCAGAACCCACTGAAGCAGCAGGTATCGCCTATTGTGAAAACCTATTGGGTGGTCGTTGGATCAAGACCAGTTATAATGCCCGCATAAGAGGACAATATGCCGGTATCGGTGATACATATGATCAAGTCAATGATATTTTCGTAAGCCCACAACAGGAGAACTCAAGTGATTGATATAGAAAAGGAAAATCTTTCAGCCCATGTAGATCTCTGTGCTCAAAGATATGCTGAAATCGGCGTGAGATTTGACAAAATCGAGGCTAAATTAGAAGAATTATCAGCCAAAATAGAACAAAATCGTGGTGAATTGGCCCGGACAATAATCACCAGTGCCTTGGGTATTAGCGGCAGTCTTATCGGCTTAGTAATCACCATATTAATGAAATTCTAAAGGTCTGGATTGGATAAGAAAACATTTGAAGAATTTGTATTGGCTACCTGTAAGCCAGTATATCGCAGTGGCACAGCCAGACCATTAAATCCCAAGCGTGAGTGCGAAGATGAACCGCGTTGGCAACCCGTCAATCGTCAATATCAAAATTTAATGATTAGAAATGGACAAGTGATGGAGATAGGTGCCTTTGGACAACCTCGACCTCCAGGTAGGCCACCCGGCTCAACTGGTAGGCGATTGAGTTGGGAACTGCCTGAAAAATCAATAAAAAATATCAGATAGTTGAACTTCTGCTAAATAGATAGTCAGCAAAACAACTCCTTCTCAGTTCCTTCTTGTTCTACAAACAACGCTGACAAACTCGGTATTCTCCTGGCAGGCAAGGCTGGTTTAATCCGAGAGTATTGGGGGTTTAGTGACATTTCCCCCAATCCACAAACTGATACCCCAGTTTGGAAGCCCTGAGCAATTCAGGGCTTTTTTCTGACCAAAATCACTTTACACACCATTTTCTTTCATATATACTAAATAATATTGTAGAACAAACAGGAGGAACTACAATGTCACAGCAAAATATTCAGGCAGAATCTACGGTCAGGGGTGTAGAATATAACATAAAGATAACAAAAAGAAAACAAAAAGATAACATAATAGAAAGAGATTTTGTGTCTCTTTCTTCTTCCCCCGGGGCTGTCGCCCCAGAAGAACTCGTAGCCAACGGGTCCGGCGAAGCCAGCCAGTCCGAAGAAGAAGAAGGTTGTCTCAGTGCGATAGCACACCCTACACCTCAGGCACCCGCAGCCGATTCCATACGCACTGATCAAGTTCATAGAAGCATAGTTCAACTATTCAAAAACGAAGACAGATACAAACTCAAAATAAGATTAAATCTTGTTATTGATCACAAAGAAATCGACGCAGACTTTATAGCACCGCTGACCTTGGATAGAAGAAACTTCAAGCGTTATAACCCACCAGGCTGCGAGCAATGGTTTATAGAACAAAGCGATACCTGGATTAAAGAAATAAGAGACTCATTGGGAGTAAAGGCCTATAGAGGTAAGTTTCACGAATCCCAAGGTTATCGACCAGGTCGCAAAACTATCACACAAGTAGAACCTTGGTGCCAGTGTGCTGTATGGTTTAATCCCGAAACAAAATCTTGGTTCTATTCGCTGTCTATGTATGAGTTCGCATTGTTAGGTAGAGAACTTTCAGATGACTCAATCACAGCACGACAAAAACAAAACAATCTTCATCGTCAAGATCAATGGAGAAATCCTCAATATGATACCAGAACCAGACCACTGACCTGGGCACAGCGTATGGAGGCCAATCGTGCGTGAGAACTATCAAGAATACGCTTGGACTCGCATAACATTCGGCCGCCATCGTGGAAAAATGATGAGAGATGTCCCAGATGATTATCTTAAATGGGGTATTCTCAATCTACAAGATTCTGGCTGGGCCACGGTATTCTCTATAGAACTACAGCGAAGACATAGCCAAATGAGGAAAACTTTATCGAAATGACTAAATAGTATTTGACAAGGAGAACAAAAATGTCATATACTATTCAACTTAAACGCACACATCAACTGGTGCTATTGGAAACATTAGCAGCCAGTTGCGATTATAAACTCAGCAGAATTAAAATGGACAAACACAAGATCACCGGTGATTATTATATGGATGCCGCTGAGAAGATTCGCCGAGGAACAATCACCATCAATCATCCTACCAAAAACATAGCAGAATGGATACAAGATCAAATCAATCACAGCGGCAACTTGAATCGCAGTGAGTTAGGCCGATTTGCCATAGCCATCTGTGAGGCTATCAAATATGAAGAATATAATTTATTTTGTCAGCAGCCACTATTGGGATCACTATTTGTAGAGACCCCAGTTGAATTAGCAGAGGACACCGTATAATGCGTAAAAATAGACCATTTTGGAATCAATGGCGGCATATTCGCGGTGCCAAATTTACACCCAGTAATGGACATTATGCTGAATGCCGAGACTTGCCCTTAGAATGGGATCGCTATAGAGATTTTGAAAACTATATCTTTAGAGAGTTAGGCTGCCCCGAACCCGGACAACAACTGGCCAGAATACGCAAAGAACTGGGTTGGGTTTCGGGCAACTTGGCCTGGCGAACTCGCAAAGAAATCGGCCAAACTATGCGGACTTGTCGTTATATCACTTATAGAAATCGCACTTGGACCATTAAACGATTCGCAGAACATTATGGAGTAGATTATTGCCTACTTAGAGAAAGAATCACACGCGGCTGGCCCATTGCCGTTGCTATTAGAACACCACCAGACCCACAATATGCGAAGTAAAAAATACACAATCTATGACAATGACTATGACACTGCTGTGCGTTTGGCATTCAAGCGTATGGAGTGTCAAGCCAGATTTCGCAAAGAAATATTCACATTGAGCGAATTAGACTTTAGAGTATTTTGGCACACACCAGAACTATTCAATCGTCGCGGGACCCGGCCTACAGATCTTATTTTGACCAGAATAGATCAATCAGGTCCTTGGAGTCGAGATAATTGTCAAGTAGTAGAACGAGCCATTCAACTGGCCAGACCACACGCCAGACCGGGTAGGCGAAAACAACAAAAGGAAATCCAATGAAAAAGAATACACAACAACATCACATTGCTATGACACTGACCAATGACAAAACAGCAGATTTTTATTATAGTGATTTGGCTATGGCTGAAACACATTATAATCAACTGGGTGCTACTATGAACCTGGGCGGACAAGCAATCAAAACTATTCGTCTCAATCGAGTTCCCAACCCACATCTCGCAGCATAAAAATAATCTCTTTTGAGCAAATATCTATAGACATATGCTAAATACAATAGTATAATAGAACATAACAAGAAGGAGTTATACAAGATGAACTATATATCTAATACCGGTCAAAGAGAACTATATTATAAATCAACTAAACAAGGTGATTGCGTTCCTCGTGCTATTGCCATAGCCACAAAAACAATCTACAAGTTGGTTTGGGAAGAACTATGCGATATTAGCAAACCATTAGGCCAGTTTCCAAATAGTAATGTGGTAGTTGAAATCTACTTGAAAAATCGTGGTTGGAAGAATATCAAATGTTCAAAACCATTTCCCCAAATAAGAACTTTAGATCTTACACAGGCCGTTGTTTATTGTAGAGCAGGATATGGAACTCATTTAACTGCTATACTGAATGGTGATCTCAACGACACTTGGGATTGTAGAGACAGATTGGCATACTCATATTGGATACCAACAACATAAGACAAACAGGGCAAATATTTAGATAGTATTTGCCCACTTCTATAGACATATGCTAAATATAATAGTATAATAGATACACAACATAAGGAGTTGAACAAGATGAAAAAAATATTATTAGGAGCAGAAGTTTGGGAACCAGATCGTTGGGGTTCAGAAGGTGCTGAAGCAGAATATTGTTTGGGAAAAGTTATTCGCCAAACAAATAAAAGTATTTGGATTCAACGATGGGATAGTATTGAAAAATGGAATATCCAATCAGATGGATATTGGAAATGTCCATCTCAATATAGAACAATGACAAAGGATTTTGAGTTTAGATTAGATCCATTGGTGGCATTCGTCCATTCAAAGGAGGCCACACTATGAAAAATAAGAAGTTAAAACTTTGGATAAAATATGAAAATGGACGAGAGTTCATAGATTATTGCGATCCATCCGTAGTGCCAGAATCAGTTAGGTTAGAGGCCTTATTGCGAGAGATTCGTCGTAATGGTGGCCAGCGTGTTGTAGATTCAAAATGGGAATATATGGAGGCCGCAGAATGACATACGGTAAAAGCAGATATTGGCCCAACACTTGGTTCGTCGCTATGGATGTTGATATTGATGATGGCACATCTGAATATAATAAAAAATATCGTTGGTTTGAATATTATTCAGATAGGCGTGATTATCAAGGCAATGATGTGGTATTCTATTTTGATGAAGCAGGTTGGAAAAAGTTGAGCCGTAAAAAATATATGCTAATATGGATGTTAAAGGGAAACGCAGTTTGAAACTCACAGCCATCATACTTGTCCTAATATTGTCGGCCTGTGCGGATGATGGCTGTTCTTACACCACCACACGCTATAATACCAGAGATCTACTCACTGGTGAAACCACTTCCATCCTGTGTAGTGATTATTCTTGCCCAAATCAACCTGTAAATCGCACTTGTCGAGCGGGATAACTTAAATATTATTTCCAGGAACAATAATGAAAATAGAACAGATCAAAATCACTGATATTCGACCCTATGATCGCAATCCACGAAAGAATGATCGTGCTGTGGATACCGTGGCCAAATCAATAGAACAATTTGGATTTCAGCAGCCCATAGTTGTAGATAAGAATCATATCATTGTAGTAGGTCATACCAGATATCGTGCTGCCAAAAAACTCAAAATGAAAACCGTGCCTGTGGTCATAGCAGCAGAACTGGACGAAGATCAAGTTCAGTCTTATCGCATTATGGACAATAGATCTAATGAAAATGCCGAATGGGACGATTCTTTATTATTAGAAGAACTACTTACAATAGAAAAGACACAAGGCAGTATAGAATCCACAGGATTTACTCAAGATCAGTTAGATGAATTATTAGGCAAAACTCAACAAGAACAACATACTGCTTATACCAAAAAGATAGACACCCCAGTTTATACACCCAAAGGCCATAAACCAGAAATAAAAGATCTCTATGATGAAAGCACAGCACGCCGGCTCAGCACAGCAATCATAGCAGCCGACATACCAGAACCGGTCAAAGAGTTCTTATTGGCCGCCGCACTGAGACATACGGTATTCAACTATCACAACATAGCCGAATACTACTGCCACGCCGACCCTATTACTCAACAACTTATGGAACAATCGGCTTTAGTCATTATAGATTTTAATCAGGCCATCGAACAAGGCTATGTGACACTAAACGAAGAACTCAAAGATGTATATCTAAGATCATATACAGAAACACAAGATGATTAAAGAAAACTTTGCTGTATTCATTCTTACACACAATCGTTCAGATCGTGTTTATACCTATGATACACTAAAGAGAAATGGTTATACCGGACCAGTTCATCTCATAGTAGATGATCAAGATCCGCAGTTAGATCTTTATCAAAAACGATATAAATCACAAGTAGAAGTATTCTCCAAAGCCGACATAGCACAACATTTTGACATAGGCGACAACTTTGACAACTATAGATCAGTCATCTACGCCAGAAATGCCAGTTTCGACATAGCCCGTCGTTTAGGATATGAATATTTTATTCAGTTAGATGATGATTATACTAATTTTAGACATATGATCGATCAGGACAGCGAATGGATCACCGGTCGAGTAGATTATATTCGAGACCTGGATGGCATATTCAACGCTTTTGTAAAATATTATAAAAATATTCCAGCACTCAGCATAGCAATGGCACAAGGTGGTGATTTTATCGGCGGAACTGAATCATCACTTAAACCCAAAAGAAAATGTATGAACACACATTTTTGTAGCGTAAATCGACCTTATTATTTTGTAGGCCGAATGAATGATGATGTCAATACTCCAACCATACACGGCAGCCGAGGTGGATTATTTCTAACCATTATGACCATTAGTATCTATCAACAGCCCACACAACAGAATAGTGGAGGACTGACCGAAATGTATTTGGAGTCTGGCACTTATGTTAAATCTTTCTATAGTATTTTGTATCATCCCAGCGGTATTCGAGTCAGTATTCTCAATACCACCAATCCCAGAATACACCATAGGATAAACTGGAAAAACACGGTTCCGGTCATAATCAATGAAAAATATCGAAAAGGAATAAAAAATGAATCAACCAGTTCCCATTAGAACTCGCCGCAAAGAAGTTAGAAAAGGCATTAAAGAAATCGAAGGCCACTTGGTAGGACGAGGCGATAATCAAACGGTAGTGCCACCAGAAGAAATCGTCAAACTGGCCAGATTGGGCTGCACGACAGAAGAAATGAGCGATTGGTTTGGCGTGCCAGTCAATACCATAAAATACAACTTCAGCAGTGAGATAGCAAAAGGTCGTGCCGAAACAAAACAAAGCCTACGCCGGGCTCAAATCAGTTTGGCACTGAAAGGCAACGCTACTATGTTGATTTGGCTTGGTAAGAACATGTTGGGTCAATCAGACTCTCCAATCAACTCAGAAGAGAACGCACCCCTACCCTGGGCAGAATAATCGCCCATTTTCATAGGATAAATCGCCAACCTGTGGTATAATATATAAATAACATTATCATATTTGCTACAGGAGAAACAAATGAAATATGAAATACTACAGGGTGATAACAGGGGCACCCTCAAGACCATCCCAGATGACAGCATAGATGCCATCATAACAGACCCGCCCTATGGCATAGACTTCCTTGGTAAATCGTGGGATGCCAACACCGGAGCACTGGAGACCTATCGTGAGTGTCTGCGTGTGCTCAAGCCAGGTGGGCATATACTGGCCTTCAGTGCCGCCCGCACTTACCACCACCTTGCTGTCACGCTGGAGCAGGCTGGATTTGAGATCCGTGATCAGATAATGTGGATCTACAGCAGTGGCTTTCCCAAGAGTCAAGATGTGGGCCGTCAGATCCAAAAGGCCATCTATGGCAAGCCAGACAAGCAGAGATTTGATCCTGCCATAATGATCCGTGTTGAGGGTGATCGTTATCGTCATCCAGAGACCAATACCATATATCGCAAGTTGCCAGACATAAATGGCGACAGACTAAAGAAGAGCCACGAAGGCGAGGGTTATGGATGCGTATTTGAAGAAGTCTTGGATATTACAAAATCAGCAGGATATAATCCTTCAGGAGAAAATAAGCCAGTTGATATTGGTGTAAATGGATTTAGGTATTATACCTGTGGCAAAGATAGTGCCGCAAGATATGATTGTAAAAATAATCCTTGTGAATTACATCCACCATTAAAAGATGATCAAGCCAAGAAATGGTCAGGATGGGGAACCGCCTTAAAGCCAGCCCACGAGCCCATAGCCCTGGCCCGCAAGCCTGTGGCAGGCAGCATAAAGGACAATGTCCAAACTTGGGGCACCGGGGCCATCAATATTGATGCTACTCGTGTGCCATATGCCAGCGAGGCAGACAAGAACAGCATAGATCATAAAGTGCCAACAGCAGCCTGGAGTGGGCATACTATACAAGTGGATAGTTATGAAAAAGGGCAGTTCATCAAAGCAGAGACCAATGAGATTGGCCGCTTCCCATCAAATGTCATAGGTTCAATACCAGACTACCAAAAGTATTTCTACTGCCCAAAAGTCAGCCGCAGAGAGAGACATACTGGATGCGAGAATATTGAACCTGCTCAATATACTAACAAAAAAGGTAATGGCATTCAAAGAATCTGCGAGACTTGCGGCATCCCACAAATGCGAGCCAATGAATGTAAATGTCTAACAAAAAGTTGGGTTATGCCTATAGTTCAGGGCAACAACCACCCCACCGTCAAGCCCATAGAGTTGATGAAGTATCTGATCAAACTCATCACCCCACCTGGTGGCACCGTATTGGATCCTTTCAACGGGTCAGGCTCAACTGGCTGTGCTGCTGTGGAGTTGGGCCACCGTTATATAGGCTGTGAGTTGGACCCAGCCTATGTGGAGATCAGCCGTAAGCGTATAGAGGCCTGGATT